GATTGAATCTCTCGAGACTCTATCTGATTATGCATAATAAGATCAAAGACCACCTCTCGATCGATGGCATCCAAGGAGCACTAAAGGAGCTTGCCGAGAAGCAGAATAGTAAGAATGCCTACTGTAAGCTTCGCTTCAAGTATCCTTGGACACAAGATGCTCTTCGTTCTCGTAGAGACGAGAATCCAGAAGAAAAGCTTCGTGGTCATATTGCCTATAAGGTTGAACTAGAAGGTCAGTATCGTAGTGGAGAGTATAAGTTCTTCCTAACGGTTGACTATGTGTATAGTTCAACCTGTCCTTGTTCGTTTGAGTTAGCCTATGATGCTCGTAAGCATAGGGATGCTGCTGCTAATGCTCATAGCCAGAGATCTATTCTAAAGGTCAAGGTTGAGTTTGACCCTACAAAGATCATTTGGTTTGAGGATGTTGTAGAACTTTGCAGAAAGCATATTCCAACTGAAGTTCAGATCGTTGTTAAGAGACGAGATGAACAAGCGTTTGCTGAATTAAATGGTGCCAACCTGTTGTTCTCTGAAGACGTTTGCCGTATCATGTACGCTGCGTTGGACGAATGGTATGACAAGGGTCGTATTAGGGACTTCTCTTTAGCAGTATCGCATGAAGAAAGTCTACATCCTTGGAATGCTATCGCCGTTACTTCTAAGTTCAATCCTAGTGAGGTTCCTGGATGTCTCGTGTAAAAGATGCTCTCGCTTATCGGTTCAGAGGTGTATATGGCGTCTACAATGATGCTGGAGAACTAATGTATGTTGGTTCAACATCTTTAGGTCTAAAGAACCTTGAAGAGAATCATAGGAAGGCAAGAGAGAAGGGTTATGATATGACTAACTTCAGAACCCTTCTTGAAGAACACCAATCGTGGAAGTTTGTGTGGTTGATTAAACCACATAACTGTCAGCAGCCACATATTGAATTTCAAGAACAGACGTTGATTCAAGCATTGAATCCTAAACACAATGTTGATAAGGCACCTTATAAGTCCTCAATCTACTACGAAAGATATACAGATGTTCTTGAGTTGTATGGTGAAGAGTTGGAGTATTTGAATGATTAAGAAAAAGATTTGGATTACATTCCAGAAGGAAGGTATCCATTGCTATCCAGCTGCTGCCACTGACCCTAAGCTGAAGGATGTCGCCTTCCTTGGTCATCCTCATAGACATATGTTTCACTTTAAGGTTTATCTTGAAGTGTTTCATGACGACCGTGACGTCGAGTTTATTCTCTTAAAAAGGGAATTGGAGGGGTTATATGGTAGTGGAACACTGAAGCTTGACTATATGTCATGTGAAATGATTGCAGAAGAACTTCTTGCATATCTAAAGAATCAGTATCCAGGAAGAGATGCAACAATTATTGTAAGTGAAGATAATGAGAATGGATGTGAGCTTGCCTACGAGCGATACATTCCTGTTCAATCAATGAAGGATGAATAACATGACAGAATTTTGCCACATTGCTCCTACAGACTTTCTTGACCTCATTAAGGGTAGAAGTTACCACTTAACTTTAGCACATCTTGTTGACACAAGCAATGAATATACTGAGTTCTATAGGAGCCAGACTTGTGTTAACATTATGGATAATAGTGCCTTTGAGATGTATAAGCAAGGTAAGCCAATGCTAACTCCAATGAAGGTTTTGGAGATGGCAAGTATTATCAGAGCCAATTATGTTGTTATGTCTGACTATCCAGGTGAGCATTCTTCTAAGACAATCCAAGCAGCAATTGATCTAGCACCTCTCTTTAGAGCGCAAGGGTTTGGTACATTTTTTGTACCACAATCAAAGATTGGTGATAAGGAAGACTTGATCAATGCATTCGATTGGGCATCCACATCTAAGCATGTGGATTACATTGGTGTATCTATTCTTGGTGTACCTAATGCATATAGTGTAGAGAAGGGCAATAAGCTTCAGCGTTTTGTTGCTCGTTTTATGTTCATGCAAGAGCTAGAGGATCGTGGCATTCTCTATCGCATTCGAAGAAACAAGAAGAAGATTCACTTCTTGGGTATGGTTGATGGTCCAAACGAAATCAAGTTAATGGAACCATATAGAGATTATATTGACACTTGGGATAGTAGCGCTGCTATTTGGTTGGGTTTAAATGGTGGATCATTTGACTCTAGTCCAACTGGTATCTATGATGGTAAGTATGAGAAGGAGGTCAACTTTGATCTCAAACAAACTGATGTTGTGCTTGACAATTACAGGCTAGCAAAGTATAATATGGATTATATTGATAGCATTGTAACCAAATATTTAAATGATGATCCGGGGTATTGATATGGTTGAAATTAAGACTGCACCTAATGGTGACATTAGTATTGGTACACCTTCTCAAGGTGGTATCAATTATAGATTTAGAGAGGATAAGATCCTCAAAGAAGTGCTTGAGTATGTAAGCAATACCTATCAGCAGCATTATGTTGGTAAGGAAGAGATCCAGACTATTGATGTTTGGGATTCTCTTGGTAGTGTTGATACTACTTCTAGAGATACTGCTATCAAGTACTTGATGAGATATGGTAAGAAAGATGGTCACAATAAGAAAGACTTGCTGAAGGCTATCCATTATATTGTCCTTCTATATCACTTTACGCAGCCACAGGAAGATAAGGTATGATGATTCATATTATGGGTGAGCATGGATCAAAGCTCACAAATGTTCAGCAAGGTGATGTTCAGCCTAATGCTGTCGATCTAAGACTTGGTAAAGTTTTTAGAATTCTATCTAACACTTGTACTCTATCTGAATCCCAGAAGGGACATAGAGGCTCTGTTGAGTTACAACCAGATCAATTAGGCTTCTGGCATCTTGAGCCAGGCACCTATGAAGTTGTAATGGAGAACATTATTGAAGTTGGAGAAGGCGAAGCTGGATGGGTTATTACTCGTTCAACTCTAAACCGTAATGGTGTCTTCTTAACTTCTGGTCTATATGATTCAGGTTATCATGGTGTAATGGCTGGTGCTATGCATGTCCATTGTGGACCTTTTAGTATCCAAAGGGGTACTCGAGTGGGCCAATTTCTTTTATTTAAGGCTGAGAGCTTACATAAATATGATGGTAGTTATGGCTTAAATAAAGAGCATGATAAAAAGTATGGTGTATGATTTGATTGACCATAAGAGTGCAATCTTAGAACAGGAGTTGCCTCTTTTTGATTTCTCTAATCCTCCTGTCGATCCTATGGAGCTTGCCAAGAATCTTCTTGAGACAATGCGACATCATAGGGGCATCGGACTATCAGCTAATCAAGTAGGCCTTCCGTATAGAGTATTCATTATGGAAGGTGAACCTGCGTTTGCGTGTTTCAATCCAAAGATTGTTGATGTATCGGAAGATGTTGTTTCATTGACAGAGGGGTGTCTATCATATCCAGGCGTAGCTGTTCCTGTTAAGAGGTCAGCACACGTCCGCGTCCGTTTCACAGCACCAGACGGAAATACAATGACAAGAAAGTTTACTGGCATAACAGCCAGAGTCTTTCTGCATGAGTATGACCATTTACAGGGAGTTAACTTTCTTCAAAAGATGCACCCAGTACATAAGGAAAAGGCTTTAAGACAATTGAAGAAATATACACGTTATTTGAAAACCAACAGAGGTAAAATATAATGAATATTAAAATTATTAAGTTAGTAAACGGTGATGAGATCATTTGTGATCTTGAGGAAACAAAGACTAAGCTAAAGGTTAGTAAGCCTTTGCTTCTTGCTTTCCAAGAAAATCGTCTTGTGTTTGTTCCATTTATGCAGTACACAACTGCTATGGATGGATTTGAACTTCTCGCTACTAGCGTATTGTTTGTTACGGATCCGGTTGATTCGTTGATTAATGATTATCAAATGGCAACGAGTCAGATCCTAACGCCACCACAGGCAGCAGGCGGTAAGAAGAGTCTTCTTCGCTCAGTGGAGTAATATAAATGGAAATTAAAATTGAAATTGAAGAGTTGCGAAAGAGATCGCTCTTTGTAGCAACTCCAATGTATGGTGGCCAGTGCCATGGTAACTATACAAGATCCATGTGTGACCTAACTGCACTTTGTGTTAAGTATGGTATCAACATGAAGGTCTACTATTTGTTTAACGAGTCGTTAATTACTCGCGCACGTAACTATTGTGCTGATGAGTTCATGAGAAGCGACTTTACCCATATGATGTTTATCGACTCTGATATTGGATTTGACCCTAATGATGTTATTACATTGTTAGCTCTCCAGTCTGATGAGTCACCATATGACATTATTGGTGGCCCA